TGACTTTCATCAATATGTAGCGAACGCATAAGGCCGTCTTTAAGTTGCTGGCAGATGATCGTCAATTTGTCTAGCCCATCTTCTATAATATTGAATGGCCATTGTTCAAGGATTTTACTCAGCTGCGTAATGGGCACTTCTCTGTAAAGCACTAGCCGCCAGCCTGCGGGCAGAATAGGCGGCCTTTCGCTCTCGGGAATTTCTGCGCCCGGCGCGTAACCCGGATAAATCACGACGCTCTTTTCTGCGTCAACATAATAATCTTTACTTAAAATCTGCGTACTGCCGTCAGGCTTTACCAGCATAACTTTAATGTCGCTCTTTTCCAGAATCTTAAACTGGTAGGCAAACTCTTTAGCCAAACCGTCGCCGTCATACGATACGTGGTTCTCGCTGCTGCTAATCATAATAACAGCCCCTTTCATTGATTCATAAAAAGAAAACGTCTATCTAAAAAAAGATAGACGTTAAATGATTTACTTTCTTTAATTTTAGCACATAATTTTGCTCACTTTATCAATGAGTATTTGTGAAATCTTTTAGTATTTTTCTCTCTCCTTTTCAAGTTCAAGCTGTTCTTCTGGCTTGCGCTCATTCTTCGGACGACGGCCCATAATGTCCGCAAGTTCTGCACCCATAGTACCGTCGTAAATATCAATGCCGTTGAATATCAGGTTAAATACGCCGCCCGGAACGCCGAATGCCGCGCCAATCGTATAAGCAGCAGGCTCAAGCAAAGTGCTTGCGTCCTTCTCGCCTCTAGCAGCGTCGCCAGCACGACGTGCAACCGTTAGGCCTTTATCTAACAGACCTTGTGTAGCTGTCAGGCGATAGCCGTAGTTTCTCATGCCGAGCAAATTCTGCAAGGCAACGTTCGAGAATTGTCCGATAGGTCCACCCATAGAAATAGGATAGTTAAGCAGCTCTTTGCTGATTTTACGATAGCCGTCCTTATCCTTTTCAAAAGGCGCTGTTAAGGAAAGCTCTGCTATCGCAACGTTCATCAGGCACGCGCCCAAGAATTTAGCGCTGACAAAAGCTATTAGGCGTTCTATCATCTCTTTCTGTTCGCCGTCGTTCCACAGCTTACGCACGATGTGATATTCTCTATCCCACTGGTTAAACTGCGTATTGAAGAAGCCCTGAAACATCGTAAAGAGTCTAAACAATTTGCTGCCACGCTGCAAGCTTGATACGTCCTGCATTCTGCTGCTGCCCAGCGTGCGACGAACAACACGGTTAGCAAAGTCTATTGCTGCCTGTTCGCTTGCACCTTCGTTGATTTTCTTCATGTAGGCCTCTGCGAATACCGGCTTCGCTGTCAGCATATCAGTGTAGCCAAGCAGCCTAGCGCCGTACTTCAACGTGTTGCGTTCAACAACATTCAAATCCTTGCGGTTCTTTATGTCATTCAAGGCCACGTCTGGCGTTTCCATGCGCTCACGCATAAAGGCGCTCTTGCGGCAGATAGCATCAACATCAGCTCTGCCCTGTACGCTGAACGCACGTGACATAGCGCGGAAAGCATCTGCGTGCGTAAATCCTTCAACGCTGTTTCCGTATAGCAAGATGTTGCTGAAGTTCTGCGCCGCGGTCTTTAAGTTTAACATGATAGCGCCGTTCGTAGCCGTCCTGCGCAAGATGTCCGCTGTCTTAGAGAATATTTTTTCGGCCTGCGCAGCCTGCTTGTTGCTGTACGGATTAGCGCACGCTTCCAGTTGTTCACGCAGCAGACGCACATTCTGCTCACCAAGCTTAGTTTTAAGCTCTGCAAAAATCTCTGCATCGTTCAAAATCTTGCGGAAGTCCATCATAGCTTCACGATAGCAAATATCATGGATAGTATCCATAATAGGCGTAATCTCACAGCCACGGTCTAATTTAACCGGATAGTTGCCGCCAATACGTCCCTTGCTGCTGGCAGCATCTGTCCGCATCGTGCTAATACCTGCGCCCGGATATTCATCCGTAGCGCTGAGCCTGTTCTGTCCGTTCGGCGCACTGCCCATTCTGCTGTCGCGCACGAGTGGGAAATAGCCGCCTTTGAACAAAACCACACTTCCGTCAGCAAGCTTCATCGTCATCGGCGTAGCATCTACTGCCGGTGGGGCAAAGCCTTTAGCGCGGATATTTAAATCCCTGATTTGCGGATAGTAGGCATTTGCTGCATCTATACGCGCCTGCGCATATTCAACATCAGCCTTAGTCAAATATTTGCTCAAAAACTCTACAATGTTCTGGTGTGTCATTTCGATAGCCTGCTCTTTAGAGACAAGCGCTGACTCCTTAACCCACAACTTAGAGTTTTTTGCTCCCTCTGGCGGCGTGCTGCACAAGCGATTCTTATTGCCCTCATTGCCCAAATTGCAAAGCATAGTGACAAGTGTATTTTTGTCGGTACTGGTTCCGAGTTCTTCGTAATACACATCAGCGTCATGCGCTTTTGCCGTCGCTTTATCCGGCTCCCATTTCTTCAAGGCTGTAGCTAATTTGTCCTGATATTCCAACGTCATAGTAGCTTCTGCATCCGCGCAATGGCTGAGTGTGTCGTACCAGTTTTTCGTGAAATATCCGTCCGTCCAATTATCCATAGCAAGGTAGAAGTTGTCAGCGTTTCGCAAAACATTTCTATAGTCCTTTATGCTGTCTGTAAAGCCTTTAATAAAGCCTTTCTTCCTATCGCCGCCCATACGCGGAGTATATACGTCGTCAAGCTCTCGCAGATGCTCCATAATGTCGCGCTTAGTTTCAGCAAAGGTTTGCTCTTTGCTCATCTTGCTCATTCTCGTGTCATATTTGGCAATAGCATAAATATTCTTCATAGCGTTGATAACGTCCTGATACTGCGAGAAAAGCAGATTCGACGGACTGGATATGTCATTGCTTTCATTCAGCACGAACTCCGGAATATCGACAATTTCACCGCATTTGCTACGCATTTCTTCGACATAGGCTAGCAAGAACTGATTATCTCCTGCTCTGTCGTAGCCTCTGCGTTTAATACCCATGCGCTCCAAAAGACTTGCTATCTGGTTGAAATGCTGCTGCGTTCCGAAATTTTCTTTCTTCATGTTGGCCATTTTCCGAATAAAACGCTGCGCACTTTTAACTTTTCCGCGCACTTGCAAAGCTTGACGGTACAACTCATGGTTAATAAGCTGCTGGCGCTTATATTCCATAGCTGCATCCATATCACCGTCTTTGATAGCTTTAACGGCGTTCGCCGCTGCCCTGCGTTCAGCCAGCATAAACTTCCTGCCATTGCCTTTAATAATATCATCAACAGTCATACTTTGAATAATATTTTTAGCAGCAACCTCTGCTCTTTGCTTCATAGCTTTAGCCATATTCATGCGTTCCTGCTTGCGCTCCTGACGGCCAACGGCTTCATCTAAGTAGCTTTCGATAAGCTGCTGCTCAAGCGCAATAACCTCGCCGCTTTCGTCGTTGTACAATGCTTCACGCGCTTTCTCTTCCGTCAGCGCACGCTCTGCGTAAATATCAGGAAAACGTGCCTGTACTGCTTCGTTGACAAAGTTACGCACCATCTGACGTTCTGACGGTTTACTTAAAATATCCTGCGCCATTTCATCACCGCTGGAATACCCGACTTCCTCAGCAATGGTTTCAAACAGTACACGTTGCTCATCGGACAAAGCGCTGCGCTTGGACATCTCCACAAGGTCTACACCTTCGGGCGTTTTTTCAAGCTTCTCTTTGAGTCTATACAGTTCATCCAGTTCGGCCTTTTTGTTTTGTATCTCTGCTTCGTATTCTGGGTTTCCCTCATACATTTTTGCTTCGGGGTCATACTCATAATAATCATTGCCAGAATAAATATCTCGTGCAATTCTTTCGAGTTCTTTGTTTGAAAGTTTCTTTTTACCGTTTTCCTCTACATAATTCCTGTACCAGTTGCCGCCCGACACTTCTTCGTCTGCCGGATGAAACACATAGCCGTCTCTTTCAAGTTTTGCCCTAACGTTATCATCGTACTTTCCGCCGTTAGCTTTCACATAGTCTTTGATGATTGTAGGGTCTATGCTTTTGCCTTCAAGCGTCCAGTATCCTTCTGCACCACCCTGCGCCCACGCGTCTCTAAGACTTTCGTTGTATTCAACAATGCTATTTTTCAAATCTTCGATAATGGGATTCAGCCTGTCATTGATAGCTGCTCTGGTATCTTGCAGCACGTCGTTGTAGTTGGGCAAGACGCTGCCAATAGCGTGGCGGTATTTACGCGCAATGATAGATGGATTGGCATCTCTGTGTACTTTAATAGGCTTGTTAGCATGAGCTTTGCCGTTCTCATCTTTAAAATACGGATTGTTCTTTTCCTTTTCCCCGCCGAAATGGTACGCCAATAAGTCCCTGCCTTGATTAACCTTATCGCGATGAATAAGCTCTTCAATCTCAGGCGTAATTTCTGCAATATACGCAGCCTTGGCGGCCCTGCGCTCTGCGTTGAAATTTTTCATCATCTCCCTTGTGAGAATATCTACAGCCTTATCCTTCGCCTTGCTTATTTTATCCAGCAAGGCATTTTTAGCTTCTGGCGGCAGCTTGCTAGTAAGTTCCGACGGCAATTCGTTAAACATACCGTTTAACTTAGCCTGCATCTCTATTTCTTCTTGACTTGCTAGCATACGGTCGAATACTCCACGCACATCGTCGTTGATGTCCGCAGCATTTTCGTTGCGTGCAATTTTAGAGTAAATAGCCGTCAGCCATTTTGCAAATCGTTGAAAGGCCTTGCGCAGTCCAGCGCTAGGCGCTTTACCCTCCATGATGTAGGTTTCAAAGCCTTCTGCAAGTTTCTCGTGGGCAGCGCGCTTTTCTTCAAGACTAGAACTCTTCCATTGTTCCAGCGTCATACCGCCGTACTCTAACAGTATTTTTGCGTCTTTAACCAATCTAGTATTACTAGGGTCTGCAATAGCCTCGTTAATCATTGTATCGACAAAGTAATGACCTGTCTCGTGGATAACCGTACTTGCGTCTGCGTCCTTGAATAAAGTGATAATATAGTCTCCGTTTTCCATCGGAGAAATCATGCCTTTATCCTTTAGTGTGCCGTTTATTATCGTTTGCGACTTGTAAACGTCCGCTTTTTGTGTTACACTATCTTTAAAAGAGGATTGTTGCTTAGGATACTGGCCCGCATTTGAAATTGCAGAATCCGAGGGCCTAAGCGCGTCCTCTGTTTTTTTATACTCATTTTCAGTAAACACATTGTGATTGTAATAAACAAGCTCTTTATTGTTTAATTCTCTCACGGTTACAACTACATAACGATTTTCGCCATTCACATTCAGTAGAGAATGAATATAATAAAAATTCTCTCCTGAATGTTTTTCTTTATGCGCAGCAGCTTCAGTTACAAAATTGCCGCCCTCAATAATTTCTTTAAGGTAACGCACAGCAAGCAGTTTTTCAGCCTTAGCGCTGGTAGAAGACATTTTGCGTCTGCCGCTGCCAGTAAGTCCAACGTCATTTTCAGAAAAACCCTTGCCTATTCTAATTTCACCTAATACGCTATTTTTTACTTTCTGCCCCTGCAAATTTGTTCTATACCAATTTATCGCTTTAGAACGCAAATCTTTTAAATCACGATAACTACCCAATTCATTACCTGTAATTTGAGTAGTAAAAAATTTGTCGGTATTCAGCTTACCGCTTTGGCTAAACCAACCGCTTTTAAGTGGCTTCTTTCCACCATTTTCAAACCGCAGTTTGTTTTTTTGCAGCCACGCAGCAGGATTTTCAGGACTAGCAATAATCGCCCTGCTTTCAAGCATGAGCTGCAAATTCTCGGCGTGAGCCTTGTTCATGCCTGCGGCAATCGCGCTATCAACAACATTCTTAACCTCTAAATCCAACTGTTGCATCTGCTCATCCGATACTTTCGTATCAGCTTTCAGCGTCTTGAAATTCTCTGCGGCATTTGTAGACAGGTCGCCGTCAATGTCGAAAATCATGCTATCCTTAGTCGCTTCATACAGGCCCTTATGTTCAACCATAGCGGCAGTAAAGCGTCCTCTGCTAATATCAATATCCTGCCCGTTCTCGGTCGCCTGCTCAATCTGTTCTTCCGTCACGCCCAGCGTTTCCATCAACTTCGCACCGTTGGTCTGCTGTTTAAATGCGTTCAGGTCAGCAGCCTGCACGGTTACAGTCTCGCCTTGACTATTAGCATCAATGAGCGCAGCGGCGTATTCAGGGTTCACTCCGCTCTTAGCTACGCGCTCTGCATCAGCTACAAGCTGCTCTTTTTTTACTTCGGTTACTTTTTCGCCAACCTTACGCCCAACACTATTAGCTATTATATGCAATCCCTTAGCGCTGCCGCCAAGAATGCCGCCAAGCAACGCACTATACCCTGCTTCTTTGACATTCTGCTCCCAGTTCTCGCCCCATTTCGCCGCCATGCTTTCCGCCGTGGCATTTTTGTCCTTCGCCCAGATATTTGTAACCTGTTCCGGTAATTCTTGCAGGCCTTCGGTAACGCCTTCTTCAAGACTAGCTTTTAAGACTTCGCCCAGCTTCTTTTTTAATCCTGAGCCTGCTGGCAGCTTCGCCATGATTTTGCCCATACCAATTTTTTCAAGTGCGGCCTGAAAAGGAGCGTTCATCAAGCCTGCTAGCGCAGCCCTCTCTGCGTCAACACCCTCTTTACGTAGCTCTATATATTGGTCGCCGGCAATATTAGCGCCCATATATACAGCGCCAGCTGTGCCGCCCGTAGCGGCTGTTACTGCCGCCTGCATCGCAAGCTGCACTGCGCCCTCCGTCAAGTCATACACGAGCTGCCCTGCAGCGCTGTCAGCCTTCACTTCTTCGCGCTGTAAGTAATCTATGCCAGTCTGCAAAGTGCCGCTGAAATCTCCGTATGGACGGTAGTTAGGGTCTTCCCTTTCATGCTCCGCGATATTAGAATCTACCAATGCCTTAGCAGCGCCTAAAAGTCCGCGAACACTGCCTTTTACACCGTTCAGCATCGCTGTGCCAAAACCTCGTGTTTCTGCTGCTTCCTGCTGAGCCGTTTTTTGCTCTTCAATAAAGCCAAACACTTCCGGCGGTGTTAAATTGCTCTGTCCGTCTCTTGCGTCCCCGCCATTATACCAATTTTGCTTTTCTTGTACTCTTTGATTAAATTCTTTATCTAATTCTGCTAGTTCCATATCAATGTCCCCCGTTAATCAGTTCGTCTAAATAACCGCCGTTGATATTGCCGTCCGTGCCATCTGCCCAGACTACGTGATACCAATCGTCGCCAACCTTTTCGACACTAGCGATACCAGCCGCATACATTAAAGCATTATTGCCCTTTATCTGGAAATTAATATCAGGCAGCCAGTCGCGATGTTGGGAATAACTGCCCCAAACTTTGTCCGTAATGTCTTTGTTCATTTGCTCCAAAATCAATGATTCGTCAGGATTCATTCCTTTGTGCTGCTCGCGATAAACGCGCACAAAATTCTTGCCGCCTTTTATCAATCCTGCTTTTATATTTGCGTCGTTATTTTTGCCCATTACAGACTTTGCAAGGTTATTCCAGTTATAAGCAAACTGTCCTGCACCGTTCAACCAGTCATCCCAGCCTTTATCTAGTGCGTCCATTTCCTTGTTTGTTGCGCCGTGATTAGCAGCATATGCCATAAAATACGCTTTGTTCTTGCCCGTAAAAGCACCAGAACCCAGCATATCTAAAAGTGCATCTTTGCCAATAGACCCCAGTTTTTCACCTCTGCTGCCGCTTGTGCTGTTGCCGCCTGCGCCATAGATAGATTTTACGGCGTTCGTATAGCTGACATACCTGTCAACGTCACTTCCTGCCTGCGCTTCTGCCCACGCTATAGCATCACTTAAACTTGTGCCGTTTTGCAGCATACCGAAAATATCCTGCTTAATAGTATTATAAAGCTGTGTCTCCTGATACTGCTTAATTCGTTTGTTAGCCGCAACCTCGCGCCTGTAATCTTGGAGAATACGCTCCTGCTCGTCGTGATTCAAAAGCCTTTTCTGTGCGCCGCCGCCACCTTTGTAATCTGTGAAATCTAAATCAAGATGTCCGCCTGTAGAGTTCGGCGACGGATTAGAATATTCGTCTAACACTTTTATACCTTTGCTTTCCAGATAAGAAATGTATTTTCTGCGGTTGTCTGCGTTCTCTAGCCAGTCCGCTGCAACATCAAGCTTTACGCCTGCACCGTGACTGTGCGCTCCTGCCGCATGAATATTTGTGCTATCCGTGCCGCTGGTAACGATAAGCTGTGTGCCGCTCATATCCTGAAATTGCTTCGCTATATCCGAAAGGCCCGTTGTCACCTGTGGCTTAACACCCTCGAAAGATACGCCGCTGTTGCGCACCCAGCTTGTACCTTCCGCTTGCTGTTCAATGTTGCCGTTACCCTCATTGCCGGAATAAGCATATTCTTTTGCAAGTGCCGCCCGAACTGCTTCTTCATCGTCACCGTATTGCCCAGCTAGTCTTTTTGCTAAGTCGCTTTCAAAAGCTCCTTCTTCTTTTGTGTAAATCGCTTTTTCAAACGCCGCACGTTGATTAGCATTTAACAAACTACCGTATTGGTCTAACAGCTTTCGCGAATTATTGTAATCACCGTGCGTAATACTTGCGTCCACCGCGCCAGCTACAATAGCGCCCACACTTTCTCTGGTTTTCGCTTCGACAAATTCCTTACCGCGCTTGCCGTAAATCATATCAGTAGTAAGCTTTGCTCCTTGAATAGCATTATCCAGTAATTGCCCGTCACTCCAATTCTTTTGTGCAAACTCCGTGTAATTCTGCATATTATTGCCATACCGCAAATCAATTACCGCCTCATGCTGTTTGGTCTGCCAGCGGTCGACGGTCTGAAAGCCTTCACGCGCACTGTTATACATGAGATGGTCAAGCGCAAGCTGATTCTTTCTGCTATGCAATTTGATATTACCCAGCACGTCCGCGCGTGCCTTGTCAATCTGCTCAGAATAGCTCTGCCCAATACCGGCGCTGCCTTCCAGCTTCGTATTCATCAAGCCGCTTTCCTCGTTGTACATGATGTTATAGCGGCTCTTATTGAAAATGTCCATAGCGTTCAGTATATTTTCTTTGTCCTCGTTCTCATGCTGCTGTTCAATAGCCGCTGCCCATTGTCCTGCGGCCTTTGACATAGCGGTAAGACCGCTGCCGTCAGTTCCATAGGCAAGCGTATTGCCAACGGTTTTTACAGTCGCCTGCGCTGTGCCGCCTGTATCTATACTCTGCTGATAGCCTGTAATTTTCATTCGTCGTTCTCCTTAATAGCCTGTTGTAAATAAATTGCCGTTAAAATTTAAATAGGGGTTATTCTTTTTGGCTTGATTATAAAGATTATAGCCTTGAATATTGTTGCTAGTCGGCAGGCCTAAGCTAGAGTTAGCATCTGCCCAGCTCGTCTCCTTGCTGCCAAACCAGCCTTTGTCCATGCCTTTAGAATAAATATTAGCAGCATCACCAATAAGCGTAGCAAACATCTTTTGATGTCCCTGCTTTCTGGCATTGCTTGCAGCAGTATTATAGGCGTTCGCCTGATTACGATAATTGACCTCGTTTACATAGCTGCTCCACGAATCATTACGCTGATTCTGCAAAAGGTTGATACTATCCTGCTTGTAAGCATCCTCGCTGCTCGAAAGAATATCCGCTACACTTCCGTCGGCAGTCAAGCCACTCGCGCCTGCTTCTGCTCTAGCCTGACCACGTGCAAGTCTAAATCTATCGTTAAGCTGCCTTTGCTTCTGCGCGTAGGCTTCTGCCTGCTGCTCGCGCTGTTTGCTGATGATAGCTGCATTCTGCTGTGCTGCCTGCGCCTGCGCTTCATACATACGCTGTTGTTGCTTATATTGCTGGCGCTGGCCCATTAGCTGCGTTGCCATCTGTACGCCCAACAATGCCGCTTCAATACCCATTATTCCCTTACCTCCGTGATGAAGAACTCAAAAAATCTCTTGCCGTTATTCTTCAGGCACTCAGGGCACCAACGTGCCCCGAGTCTGGACAAATACTTTACGCTTGTCTTATTTTTCTCATACACGACGTTATGGACAATGCCGTGTTGCATTACCCATTTTTTCAACACTCGCCGTGCTTCTGTAAAGAGTACGCTTTTCACGTACCCTTTATAAAGCTCGTTCGTGCCCAGCATCCAAATCTGGCGGCCAGGTGCTTCCCATGACGGCCACTCTTTACCAAACAAACATAATAGCTTGCCGTCCTCGCCGCGATAAATTCTTGTTTCGTCGCTCGTCTTAATGCTGCCGATAATAACGAAAGTTACGTCGTGACCGCAGGCCTCCAAATCTTCCATGTCCTGCGGTCTTATGTCCGATAATAATTCTTCGACTAACGGAGTAACACTCTCTTTGTCCTCGCTTGTAATAATCTCACACGTAAATTCCTTAGCCACCGAAAGACACCTCCCTAATTGCCGCTAGCAAAGTAAACGGATATGGTGAATCCGTCTTGATATATATTCTGCCGTCGTTATTAAAGCCACCGATAGGCAGCGTCATTTCTTTGTCGCCGGTGAACAATTGGATGTCGCTCACCGCGCTAGTTTCGTCATAGTTGATAATATCCATGGTATTTTTATCCGGGCCAACCTCGCCGCCTAGTGAATTTTGCAGGCGCAGCAAGCAGTTACTAATCTGCTTTTTACGTCCCTGCATAGTGCCGTCACCCGTCTTAATTTCGACGTTTGGCAGTTCCACGATACTTGTATAGGGCAAGCCTATAATAGCTCGCTGTACAGGCGCTGGCAGCGTCACAGCGCCGTCTGCATCAACGAGTAATCCCTTAAACATTCTGCCGTCGCCCAAAACGTCAACCGTGCAGCCCGCCAGCTCCGGCACTTGGAACGTCGTTTCAGCCGCAGCCTTGCCGACATTGCCAAACTCCACAGCTGCGTCAAGCATTACATAGTCGTGAGGCTCTGCGCTTCTGGTCGGATTGTTGCGGAAATACTCAATGTTGCGCACCGTCACGCCGTTAATCGTGCGTTTTACGATAGCATAGATAACATCCTGCTCACCCTCCTGCAACGCAGCAATAGCTTCTATCTCGCCGTCTGTTTCTATCGTACTCCACGCGTAAACTTTTTGGTCCAGAATATACGCAAGACAAGCTACAGTTCCGTCGCTACGCACGAAATAAAGCGTGCTGTCAGGTTCTTGCTTGTAGCAGCTGTCAATAATCTCGCATCCGTCTACAATATGCTTTGCAAGTAGCGTCAAGTCGTTACCGTCATAGCTGTCAGTTTCATAGCTATACGCCATATCGCGTACCGTGCTGCCACGTCCCTGTACAAACACAATTCTGTTGCCAATCATGAGCGGCTCAGTCTTGCTGCAGCCGCGTGTCGCCTGCATCTTCGGATTTATTTTTGCAGGAGTCACAGTATCGCTGCCACTGACTGTCCATTCGTTACCAACCGTCAAAACAACTAAATCCGTACTTGCAATCAAGTGTAGAATCTTAAACTGCTTGCGGCTGATAAAGCTTGCAGCAATCGCGCTATCGTCCGTGACTGTTCCGCTGGCTTTTTCTACGCTGAAATTAGAATAGTCACCGGTTCTGCTCATCCACACAACATAAGGCTGTCTCTTCGTGCCACCAAAACACAACCTGTCTTGGAAAAAGCAAAGAGTCTGCGGATAGCCAAATTCTTCACTCCACGCGCCCCAGGAAAAGTTGGACGTTTTATCGGTATTCGCCAACTCTTTATCCACGTGAGCTTTAGCCTGCGTGCCGCTCACGCATTCGGTTATTGTAACAACACCTTCCGCCGTATAAGGCATAGCGGTTAGGTCAACGTTGCAAGTGCCGCTGGTAACGCTACACACTGCACGCAGCCACATTTCCTCGGTCACACTACCGCTTTCCGATGGGTTATAATCGTCCTTTGACGTATACTCACGGTACTTTTTCCAGCTTTCGCCGTCGTTGCTTTTTTCTATCGTCAGTTTGCCGGACCATGTGCCATGAGAAATAACTTTCCAGTTAGTGCCAACTTTGACATTCTCTGTTGTGGCATTAGATGCTGATACAGTCTTAGCTGCTATCTCTTGCCGCAATTTCAGTTTCGCGCCCTTGCGCTCACTGGTAAACGTTTCCTTATTGCTGGTCAACGTAATTTCTCCAGCTATGCCTGACGGTGTAAGCTCTGTGTTGCCCTTGTAAGAAATTTTAACCCAGCCGTCAGCGCCGTCCCCCGGAGAAACTTTACGGCTGCCTTTTCGTCCACCCAAGCCGCCGTTACCATAGCTTATGCCGTTCTGCTTAGTTGCGCCTCCGCCGCCTCTTGCTGTAATGCTAAAGCCTGTACTAGCTCCACCATCTTCGCCATTCACAAACACAAGTGTAGAGTTTCCGTCTCCATCGGGTTGCAAATAACTTATACCTTTTTTGCCGCCAGTTCCGACGGTTATAGAGTAAGTTGTGCTGCTATCTAACGTCACGCGTTGCGACACTAGCTCACCGCGGCCACCAGCACCGCCATAAATAAGCGGCATAAAAACATTCTCTTTAAGCATTCCACCGTTACCACCGCCGCCGGCCCCGGCAAGTTCTACCCGATACTCTCCGCTTATAGCAGGTTTGAAAGAATACGTCCCTGCTGTTTTGTACTCTTTGTATTCATTCGCAAAATCTTCCCTCTCATTGAAATACATATCCATAATTTCAAAATCACTAAAGCGCCAATCCGTGTCCGAGTATCTCGCAAGCTGCTTCACTGGATATTTGCCGCTGGCAATAAACATAGTATCTGCGCTTTGAATAAATCTCAAATCCTGTAATGTATCTTCCGTAAACGGAGTAATTATTTCTACTCCCAAATATTCGCCTTTTCTAAAAACTCTTATATATTTATCGCCTATTTCCAATAAATAGTCGTTGTTGTCAGTTCCATTGAAAGCAACGGCAATGCTTTTCTTGTCGTTGTATTTTGTCCTGCTTACATACATCATTCCCGGGCGGCGATAAATAGGACCGTGCGGCTTTACAAGACAGTTCCTGGCTTGCAGCACAGCAAACTGATACTTGTCCAAATCCACGCGGTTTGCCACTTCGGCAGATATTTCACCGCCAGTAAATGCGCTTTGCAGCAGGTAATACGGTTGCAGTCCGTTCGCCATGTTTATGCCCTCCCGTCAAAGTATCGTGTAGGATATTCCAGCTTATCCTTCTTCTCGCTGGCCGTGGTATATTTCGCTCTTAATAATGCAGCTTGTGCAAGCTGATATTGCGTCTGCTGCAAGGCGCTGTTGCCCGTCAGCTGCACGCATATGTTAAACGCAAGCATATGTGTAAAGGCTTCTAAAAAATCGCTAGAAAACAATTCTACGTCGTCCACATCATAGGTGTATTCAAGCCACGCCTGCGGGATGTTGCACCCAATACCAAGAACGTTGTCACTCGCCATATATAAGTCCCAGTCCTCCTGTTCCTGCTCTCCTGCCCTTATCATTGCGCCGCTTTCGGAGTCGAAGATTTTTCGCACCGCAATACACTTTTGCGGATAAGCATATACGTGTTTCCAGTACGGACTCTCTACCGTCAACTCCGCAAGCTTGCTGACTCTTTTAGCAAAGCCCCATGTATACGCACGCAGCAATTGCTTTTTAGTGCTGTCATAAAACAGTTTGCATTGACGTGCCGGTTCTGACGCTTCGTCAATGCTCGCTATCTTTGCTTTTGCAATATGAGCTAACGCCATGTTGCAAACATCTGTAATATTCATTATTGCCTCCTTGTAAAAAAAGAAGGGCACAAGTCGTGCCCTTCTTCGCTCACCATTGCTTTTCTACTTTTTTGTACAGTTTGATTAAGTCCTCACGGCTTGCGTCGTCCGGCCAATCAACACCTGCGTCATAAAGTAGGATTCGCAAATCATTCATACTGAGCAGCTTATAGTCGTCGTATTCGCTTTTGTCCATAGTTATCAACCTGGCCAATTCGGAATAGTCTCGGTAAGACCGGCAGTCAGAGTGCCTGCGGTTGCGCCGGTCACAGTCAGTCTGGAGTATTTCTTCATGCCATACGGCAGTTTAGCAGCTACGAGAATACCTTTCTTGCTAGCAGCCAGAGTGAAGGTTGCTAAAGTTACTTTCGTAGAGAAGTTCTCGTTGTCGGATACTTCGAGTGCTGCGGTCGCACCGCTTGCCGCAGTCAGGGCGGTATCCGCAAACACAACCAGAAAGAGCGGGTCAGCAGCGTCGCCGCCGCCAACATTCGCAATAACATTACTGGTCAGGCTTTTGTCCATATACATATTTTGCTGGTCAAAAATCATGATGTTACCCTCCTTCCTTAGTCCTCAGTTACCGCAGCTTCAGTGTCAGACTGGCAATCCATTTTCTTAATCTGGATGCCTGCCAGATACAGTTTCGGCGGCGCGTTCATGAAGTCTTGACGAGTTACATGAACGTTGTTTTTGTTGTTCAGGTAGCACTCAAGGTACGAGTACAGGCTTTCGGAAACATACGCAATCGGGTTAACCGGGTTTTGCAGAAGATTCTTCGCCATGATGAACTTATTCATCAGCTCACGCTGAGCAGCATCAGTAAGAGTGTTCAGCTTAGTTGCGTCGATGTTGCAGACGCGCGCAATAGAACGAACATTGTACACAGCAAGGCCAAGCTTCCAAGTGTACAGGTCCTGCACAGCACGGAACGGCTTGCCGTTCTCGTCGTACACGTCACCTTCGCCCAGGTCGCGGTGAGTCAGGCCTGCGGTAGTGCCCTTCGGATAAATGCCGGTAACACGACGGTCGCCCCAGTCTACAAAGTAGATAGAAGTGTTGGTGTTAGTGCCGGGAGTACCGGCAGGGATTACCTGATAGCCGGGAGTACCCTTGCCGCCCCTCAAAGTATTATAACGAGTCATAATGCCGTTGAAAGTGTCGGGGTCGGCGTTCAGGTCGCCGTACAAGAGCTGACGTGCAACATACTGGCCCATGCCTTCAATGTGCGCATCTGCCTCGGACAGACGGTATTGTGCCGGGTTCGGTTTGCCCGCCAGCAGTTCAATATCAACGCAGGAGCGGTCCTCCAAGTTCATGCAAACATCAATGATTTGCTTTACGGTACCTTTGGTTGCCGCAGTACCACGGTTAATACGACGGATAGACGGAGACGGCAAAGACGCACGCACGGTAGTTTTATTGCCGATAGGAAGGTCGCCTTCCATCCAGCGGACGTCCTCCATAATCGGATTGCTTTCATTCAGCACTTCCATTACGTGGTCAATCGCGCCATCAGGGGTTAATTGTTTACGCAAGTCGCTCAAAGTATGAGCCAAGCCAATTGTAGCCATTGATTTTCAATCCTTTCATCATAAATTATTTGTATTTGCTAAAGTCCGTGTTAGGGAACATCGCCGTGAAAATATCGCCGCCGCCATTAGTAGCAGCGCCGCTCACACCGGCAGCCTTGCCCGGGTCCTCGCTAAGTAGTTCACCAAGTCTGGCGAATGCTCGTACAATGGGCAATTTGTTGCCTGCGCCAGTTTCATTCAGCGCTTCTCGCAGTCCGGGAATGTTCAGCTTGCGGCAGGCCACGTCGCATAAGCCGACAGTTTTTTGCAGGTCTGCGCCGAGAGCTTTTTCTGTCTCGTCGCGCCAGCCTTTAACCTCTTGCGCATGAGCTTCAAAAATCTGCTCAGCGATTCGGTCTGCATACTCGCCGCCGTACTTCACGATAGCGCTTGCCTGCTCGTTGTTCAGGCCCATGTCCTTGATAACGTCGATAAATCTGGCACTTTCTTCCGGATTCAGCACAATACCTTCGGGCATTTGCACACCCTCGAAATTATAACTAATAGAGCCGGGCGGATTAGCTTGCTGTTGCCCTTGCGCCCCTTCTCCTGTAGTGGTGGGGGCAGCTCCTTGATTAGCTGTAGTCGTAGTATTTGCAGCAGGCTCAGTAGTCTGCTGCTGTTGTTGTTGCTGCGAGCCTGCGCCTTGTTGTCCCGCAGGCTCAGTCGTGGTCTGAGTAGTTGTCTGGTCGTCATTCATAGTTCATAGCCTCCTTGCTATCCACATATTCGGTGGCTAGTTCCCTAGCCTTTTCTTGAAACTCTATATACTCCATTTCGGCCTGCTGCTTACGCTTGATACCGTCGATACCAAGCGCGGCAATATCAGCCAAAATGCTTAAGCCAACGTCGCGGCGGCCCTCATTGTAGAACGTTTTGCTGTTGCCCGTGAAGCATATCGAGTTCACCTTTGTAGCATCCAGCAGCCGCATCAGAAACCATCTGCCGCATTTCGTGGAAAGCAGTTCAGTAAGCGCCTCGTGGTCGCGTCTGTTGATTTCCATAGTCATGTAGCGAGATAGCTCCTGCTGGCGTTCATCTTCGCCAGTGTTAGTCTTATATCGCTTTACTTTCTCTCTATCATTCATCAGTCCCAACCTCCGGGAATGCCCATCCAGCTACTGATAGCCGGGTTAGCGTCGTTCGCCGCAGCCGTCAAGTTCTTCGCCGCATCTGCAACCGGCGCTGTCGCCTGTGCGACCGCCAAGCCTTCCTGCATTTGCTGCTGACGTTGTGCTTCTTCTTGTTCAGCTTTAAGCATCTGCTCAACCGCTTCATCACTTCTGAGCGCCGCAGCAGGCACGCCAAGCATTTCAAAATATTTTGCGATAGCACCTAAGGGGTCAATCTTTTTCGTAACCTCTGGCCAAATCTGCGCCATCTGAGCGGTCTGCGCAATAGCTTGCTCGATGTTTACCAAGCCGCTCATTTTCTGCGCTTGCGCCAGCGGGGAGATATAATCAACCTCGATATCAGCTTCACCGATAATATCTTGCAGTTCCTCTGGAATAGGTGGGAAGCCGCCGCTGCGTTCGATGATGTTATACACTCGCTGGATAACCAGCGTTAAAAATTCATCTTGCAGGCGCTCGACCACCGGGCCAAGCTGCTGCAACTTCTCCTGCGTGCGCTCCATAACCTCTCTGGCAGTCATACGGCTGTTGTCTAGGCTATCTAGCATCAGGAACAAGTCTGCGCTATACTCGCGCTTTATAGCGTCCTCTACGCGGATGATTTCTTCCTGCGCATGGTTAAGGTCAAGGTTGACGTTGAAAAGCGGCTGCACAATCTCTTGCGTCTGGTCGTCTACCGCAGTCAGTCCACCCGGTATAAGGTTAATGCCGCCGTTATTCATCAGGCCGGCAGGACCTTTCATCGGCGGCTTAATACTCAGCTCAACCGCCGTCATGTAGTCCTTTTTCAAGAGCTGAAGCATCTTGCTATCGCCCTCAGCAAACCAGCCGGGGCCTTTGGCGTAAGCATCAAGGCCATTGACTAAGTATCGTGCTACCGGGATAGCTTGTTCTTCAAAACCACCAACGTATAAATATTCATCCTGATTGGAGTTATCCAGCCAGTATACAGACTTGAACGGCATATTCAGCCTATCAAACTTGCCGGGCAATCTATCGTCGTTCGGCTCGACAAGCCAGTTTACGGTAAACTTCTTGCTTAAAGCTGCATCGTTGGGCAGCAGGCCTTTCATGCGCTCCGGGATAGCATCCTTGCCGAAGCAGTCTACAATCTGCTGCAAGGTCATTTCGTACTTTCTGGCAAAGGTCTGCACCTTGCCGAAGCCGTCAACACCAAGCGCATATGTGCCGATTGTCATGGTCTGAAACCGCACACCGTTCACCGCATCTGCAAATATCGCCATAGGGCACTGTCCGAAGGGAAGTTCCAGGTACACGCTATGCACGCTATTATAAAAATTGCTTTTTGCAAGCGTCATAGATACAATCTCTTGCCTTATGTCTAACACTCGCATAGCTTCCACGTTAGAGTTTAGGTCAGGCCTGCGATACGCAAATCTGAACCACTGGCGGCTGGGCGGTGTCAGTCCGCTCATCACACCGGCAGCAAATACCTGCGCTGCTCTCCATGCTACGCCGTGCGCTATTTTCAAGTCGCGTCTGCGTGCAGGATTCGTTCTATCCTCTGTATCGTCAAATTCGCCAATAAACGGCAATTGATAATCACGGATAGCCTTCCAGCGCGGCTCCCATTCTCGGCGCTCTTCAAAAAGGATTTTCAATTTCCGAGCAAGCTTCTGCCTGTCGGGTAGTTTTCTCTTTAGCGGCAGACTGTCAGCAGGCATTGTCCCTGCCGCTGTCTCCGTTGCCGCAAGAGTTCTAATTTCCATAGCCGTTACCTCTCTTAGCCAAGAGTATTACGCGTACCGCCCTCGCTGCTTGCCAAGCTAGTCTGTGTGCTGGCAAAGCCGCGACGCTTCTTTTTCGTGCCGTTCGAGCCAGTATCGCCGGACACATCACTGCTGTTCGCGCTAGTCGGCGCGGGGTCAACCTTCTCTACTGTCGGCATATCCTGTCCTCCAATACCGAAAAGACTGCCAACACTTTTAAATACTTTTTTTACTGCGCCCATTTAAATCGCCTCCATTATCGAATACTCTGTGTTGCACATAGGAATTTTTGGCTTCAAGCCATCGTCCGAGCTTCTTTGCCGTAGCGGTACTTTTCTAGCAAAGGTCAGGACCAGGCCGTCCGCAAGGTCAGGAGAACGTCCGAGCTTTTCTTTAATCTCATCTTTAGGAGTCAGCATCAAACGCCCTGTCTTGCTGAATTTATATTGCACTATCGCCAGTTCTTCGCGCAGGCCTTCTTCATTCGGCAGCGCACCACCGGCAGCAATCCACTCTTTAAGCTTGAAATACATCTCGGCTCTGATATTCTCGTACCTGTCATGGTCAAGCGCTTTAGCCTGAAACGGTATCTCTCTCAGTGCCGTATATCCCATTTGTCTCAGTCTATCAATAGCGCCAGCACCCATGTTGCCAGCATCTATAAAAGTCATGTCTGCATCGTTATCTCCCATAGCCTGAGCTATCTTGTCGGCCATCTCCATAGTATTCAGATGCTTATAAACTCTAGGCCGCGCATACACCATAAGGCCCTTACGCTTCCATATCGTGCTTCTATCGTCGCCGTAACGCGCAATATCCACGCCCTGAATAACGGGTAAATCCCAAGGAACGTCCTCTTCCTTCAATCCTCTTTCAAAAGCGGAGTCTAATTCCTCTAGGCTGAACAGCTCATTGATAGCTTTAACGCCAAAGTCACACATGTACTCTTGACGGAATTCTACATCGGACATATCCTTTTGCAGGTCCTCAATTTCCTTCGCATCAATAACGCCGCTAGTCTTTACATCCGACAAATACGCAAACCAGCGCTCATCGGAGCAGGCCTTCTTATACATCTCGTAAAAAGCATTCTGCCCTTTAGGAGTGCCGATAAAGTAACAATATCCCTTGCGATTCTTATTCGTTATCGCAGGACGGATAATCTCAGACCACATGAAAGGCTTCATATCGCTGAACTCATCCAGTACCACGCCGTCCCAATAAGTACCACGCGCATTATCAGGATTGTTTGCACCGATAACATATATCCTCGCACCCTGAGCGCCTTCTATCTTTGACGGAAACTCTACATAGTGCTTAGTCTCATTCACCTTCACACCGTCAATTACGTGTGAGTAGTATTTGAGCGGTCCCCATGCAACCTTTTCCATCTGCGCCGCCCAAGGGCCGACTATTGCGAACATAGGAGCTATTCTATCGCTGCTTAGTGCATCTTTGATAAGATGATTCACCATGCCTATTGTTTTACCAAAACGACGGTGTGCAACGACTACCGCAAATCTATGAGCGTCTAGCTCTTTGTGCAATACGTCCCTCCATATTGGGAAGGGAGAATATGGCATTATGATTTTTTCGTATTCCATGATTACCCCCTTGAAAAATTTCGGTTTAGTAATTTTTGGACCGTGGGGCCCCCCAAGGCTCGTCAGGAATGGGGGACCCACCCCCACCCAAGCGTCAGAAAAACGAAGGCAACGCCAAAACAACACAATCACCACGCCGACGAACGAAAACGCCAACGCCAGCAGGAACAAAAGCAGCAGCAGCGCCAACCAACAAGAACCGTGGTGAGTGGCTCATCTCTGCTGGTAGGCTGAACAAGCCAGCTCATCAGCCGCAACAGCATAACTATTTTACGTCCGATAATAACGATTATGTTAAAAGCTCTATTTATGTTTGCTCTTTATCGTCATTATCCAAACTATCGTTTGCTATCTCTGCCTCTGCTGCGTCCTCAGTGTTAGCGCCCCAGACATACACGGCAGGACGCTTATTGCTATCCTCTTGCTTGTCAAATGCCCCTATAGACTCTGCATACAGCTTGCTAGCCGTCAACTTGTCCTTGTTGCTGCTCTTGTCGTCCAGCATGATACGTAACCAATAAGCTTGTAGGTCCTGCACGGCCATTATTGCAACGGCAGCGCCTTGCTGCTTTAATAGGGCTGCACACTCTGCTAGAGTCATAACACCATCGCTTGCAGCTTTTGGCGGTCGTCCTCTGCCGCGCTTGCCCTCTCTCTCCATTGTCAATACCTTTGGCTTAAACATTACAATCACCTATATTTAATATAATAATCATAATTAGTATAATAACAATATAATAACATCTTAAGAATTAACCATAAAATAATAAATAAACAAATGTAATAATATAAATAAGGGAAAAATAAAAAAGACTTAATCTGTATTATGATTAAGTCCACCGAATCATGATTGAAATGATTATCTTATATATAATTATAATTGTCAGAAAAACGCACTGTATCAATGATAAATTGTGATTTTTTGGTAAACAATAAAATAAGGTTAATTTGCGGCTGTTAGCGTGCCGCTATGGACAAATAAAAAAAGACCATTGCAAGGCCTTATCTGCCTGCAATGGTCAAATCATTATATTATTGTTGTTTGTCCTGCGCTTGCGCTGGTTGCTCTGGCGCTGGGAACGTCAACACGGCGCGTCCAGCGTCATCGACAAACGCTAGCTTGTAGCCTGCCAACGCCGCTATCTTATTGACATCCTGCGCCGTCCAGCTATCGCGCCCCAGCTTGTTGGTTACGGCCTGCGGACGCGCAAGGCCTAAACTATCCGCTATCTGCTGTCGTGACAATCCAGCAAGACCAGCCATAGCTTTGATTGTGTTACTAATCATATAATCACCTCCGGAATTACTCATCTACATTATATACCCAATGTGAGTTTTTAGCAACGCAAAAAAAATTAAAAATAACTAATTTAGGGTATTGACAAGTAACCCAATATGAGTTACAATAGACACAACAAAGCAATAAAACAACTCGCAAAGAGTTTAGGAGGTAACAAAATGAGCAAAATTGAAAAAGCAAGCATTATCAAAACTGTACAACTCGCATTGTTCCGCGAATACGGTTTTCAGCCGTGCCGAAAAGACATTGAAATCCTGATGAATGTAGACTTTCCGGAATTCCCGGGCCACGTCAAAAATATTAGGTTGGAAATCAAAGGTCACTTTTATGGCATTGTCCTAGATGAATACGGCGGCGCAAGCGTACAAAAATACTAATAGGAGATGCAACAATGATTAAATTAACCATCATCACCATCTACATTGCTTGCAGCCTTATTTGCGAGGCCGCAAGCCCCAATTACACGTTAGAGCAATATCTAACGGACGTTATCAAAGCATTATAAGGAGAGATGAAAATGAAAATTAAGAATCTGCGAATCAAACAATTACTGAAGGTTGCAAAGCTCATGAACCGTTATCCGGCAATGAGCGACACACAGCAAGAAATCTACCAATACGCGACCAACATCGTATATCTGATTTTTTAAAGCTGACGGCGGCCCATCAAGGGCCGTAAAGCTGCCTGGCAGAAGGTCCGAAGCCCTAGCCGCAGCGATTGAAAGGAGAGTAATCTATTATGGCATATCAAAAATTCAACGCTAACCCCGAGGGAAAGAACATCGGAGATTGTATCATTAGAGCAATCTCCACCGCAACCCCGTTAACCTATCAGCAGGCTAAATGCTTGCTGGAAGCCAAAGTATTCGAAAGCCGCGCACCGTGGAACTCTATCGCTAATATCCGCGTTGCGTTGTCCGAGCTGGGTGTTACAATGACGACCGCCCAGCGCGAAACCGTCAACAGCTACTCCAAACACTGTGACAAGGACGCTAACTACATCGTGTTTTCCGCTGGCCACGCCGTTGCAATTGTTGGCGGCGTTATCTATGACACGTGGGACAGCACAAGAAAATTTGTGCAATACGTGGCACGCGTCACCAAAGAAAAATTTGAGGAGCTACAACAAAAATACAACCCGGAACCCAAAAAGGAGGACAAAAAAATGGACTGGCAAAAACTTTTCGCAGCTTGCGAGACTATAGAGGAGTTAAAGAAAGCGTTTAAAAAAGCTTGTATGCAATGTCACCCGGACAAAGGCGGCACGGCCGCCGACTTTAAGGCAATGACCGCAGCGCACGACAAACGCGCCGCCGAAATTGCAGAAGCAGAGAGCCGCCAAGAGTGGCAGCGCAACAAAAAAGCGGACGGCACATACAAAACCGCCGCTGAAATTCTGGCAGAGCAAGCAGAATTTACCGAGATTCTGGCCGTGCTGATGGGCTTGCAAGGCCTTGACATCGAAATTTGTGGTAGCTGGTTATGGATAGGCGGCGAAACAAAAGCCGTCAAGGACACATTAAAGGCCGCTGGCTGTAAATGGGCCAACAAGAAAAAACTCTGGTACTGGCACGCCGGGGAGTGGGTGAAGAAAATCCGCAAAACCTTGACCATGGACCAAATCCGCGACCTGCACGGCAGCGAATTTCTGAAATACCGCCCGGAAACAATGCTGCTGCAATAATAAATAGCCGAAACGCCGCCAAAGCGGCGTATATCCGGGACTGGCCGCCCGGGTACTGACGAGGCAGGCCAATAAACCTTGAAAATTTAAAAGGAGGATATAAAATGGAACGTAAAGAAGCGTTAAATTTATTGCAGAAAATTGAAGCGTACCGGAAGCAACCGGCGATGAATGAAGCGGAACATGATATTACTTGCCGTATCATTGCCGCTATGGTAGCGGAAGCCGCAGGCTTTAAAAGCCGGAACGAATGGACCGCAGAAATTAAGGAGCCCCAAAAATGAAAATAGCCGTTATAAACAAATTGACACCCGAGCACCCGGCGTGGAAGCACGGGAAGCGCCTAGACGTAAAAATCTTTACGCAGCTTTACCCCGGCGGCCCGCAATATTATTGTGGAAACGGCAAATGGTGCGAAGATATGGAAGCGGTGAAAGCTTTTATTGCAGAAGAAGCACCGAACGAAATCAGCGACGAAAGGGGCATAGAAGCGAAATGAAGAAAAAGCAGCGTAAACATCAATACTTAAAGCTTGCCAATGCCTTGCGTTGCTTGTGGCACGCTAAAGGCGGCATTGACAATCTAACATACGCCCAACAGTGTGTTTATTGGGACAGCGTAAGCTTGCTGCATCTATTCAGCCTTTTGTAGGAATTAACCCTTGACGCTGGCAGGAATGCCGCCGCCAGCGTCGAATATAAACGGCAGAAGCGAAATTTTAGGAGTTACATTATGTTTAAGGAAATCACAAACAACGTTTACAACGCACTTTTTGTAGCAGCCGACGAGGACGGCCGCCGCTACGCAGCTTTTGAAAGCGATTGGAACGGCGAATATTGGGAAGCGACCGCTTGCACCGAAAGCGGCGACCTTATCAAAGGTGAAACCGTTAAGCTTTACCCCATTATGGTATATCTGGCAGAATCCGACCAATACGAAACTATCGGTTACGACGAAGAAGCGCCCCGCGTTCTCATTCCCGGCTGGCGCGACTACCAGAAGCGCGGATACAACGAAAGTTACACCATCGCCCCCGTTGCCTACAGCGAAGCGAGCGACCGCGTTTATTTCATGCTGCCGGAAGGCGCGAGCGTTTTCAGCAACGCCGCAGGCTTGCCGGTTATCGAATACGACGGCTTTACCCAAGATGATGTGCTGAATCAGCGTGACGCGCAAGGCTGCCGTGCCTACATCGAAGGTTCAGAGCAGCAACGTGCATATCTGGACGTGGTCGAACTGTAAGAAGCGAAAAACCCGGCGCAAGCCGGGTTAAACTTGAAGGAGGCACATTATGAAAAACTTTTCCGGCTTGAACGCCGAAATAAAAAAACAAAAGAAAATTTATGTTCAATTTAACAATGAGCGCGGACGCAAATTGTTAAATTGGAAAATTGTTGTTTTTCGCCTTGCCCTGCTGAATTACTGGAAAAAACAAAGGATTGGGCTACCGAACAATTACAAGCGGCTTTGGAACCCGCCCGCTGAGTGGAACGGCAACACGTTAAAAGAACGCACGCCGTTGCACCGTTGGCAGGCCGATGCGATTTATAATAAATTAGTCGCTGATGCCGTTAGGAAAGTTAAAAACGCAAAGTCCCCGATGGGGCGCTGGATAGCGAGCGATGAGCTTGCAAACAAAATAGCGGAGTTAAACAGCCGCCCGATACTTTAAGGAGAAGCGAAAACAAAAAGCCGAGGTGAAACCCCGGCTTTTTTATTTATCCTTTGGAAGCGACGAGTCAATTCTAATGAGTCCGTTCTGGGCAGCCAGCGCCAGAAGTCCGGCAAGGAATTGCTGCCGCCGCAGCGAATATGTTTGAAGCGAGACGCCATCGACGGCCATTATATGCTTTGTCGACCATCCGCGTATAAACCGATGCTTGATAATCATATAAGGCCCGTCACCGAATCGCTGGCGAAAAAGATTGAACGCTTCTTGAATGACCTTCAGCCATTTTTCAGGCTGGTAAACAATAAACGGCTGATTTTCATGGAAGCAGCGCACAACGGCGAGCGGCGTTAAATCGTTTATCACTAATTTTGCCGTGGGGTCTTTGTAACGCAGCCTATAATCTAGCTCCAAGCGTTCAGCTTTTTGCTGTAAACGAGCTGAATCAACAGCAACAGAAATGGAACGACGAGCGATAGCAAGCTGTTCGACGAATTCTTCTGCCTGCTTATATGTAAATACGTCTGCCATGTTCTCACGTCCTCTACCAGTCGAGATTTTCTACGTCCGAGTAATCGCCTTCACCGTCCACTGATTGTCCCATGGAAGCGAAATCTGCGCCTGCCGGAGATGTTTTACCACTTCTCACGGGGCCTTTTCTATCTAAGCAGCGCAAAGATTCTAGGTTTATATAGTCAATCTTCTTTTTCTTGTTGTCCTTGCCCATATACGTGTCGGTCTGCCAGCGGCCTTCTATCTCGACGTGTGCGCCCTCGTCGCAAAACGCCTTGATAAATTTATTGATACCTGGGTTCCAGCTCTGCACGTGTGGAAAATCGTACTTATATTTTCCGTCGCTGCTCTTAAAATCTCGCCGCGTTGCTATATCAAATTGGATACGTTCGCGACCGGTAGAAGTTGTTTCGACCTTCAAATTCTTAGAAATATAGCCGGTGATTAGTACCTTATTCATTGATTATTTCCACCTCCACTCTCGGAACATCATCATAATATTTTTCAACCGACAGTTTAACTATTTGTTTGTCATCTTCGTAGACAATGCCCGTCATAGCGTCAAGCAAAATCTTTGCTATATTGTCGCAGTCTGGCTTTTTAGTCGGGCGAATCTCCCAACTTAAAGCTGCTTCACGGAATCTTTTGCTTTTGCTTTTGGGAACGCCGACAAAAGCTTTAATGCTAACCGAAATAGCACCGCCAAGCGGTTTAAGCGAACGCTCATTCATAGCCGCCGCCGCTACCAGCTTAACATATGCCTTGTAGTCTTTGCTTTTAGCAGGGTCATATGCTTTCACAAAACTGCCGCGAGTAGAAAAGCGCGGTCTGCCCTGCGCCACCGGTTCGCCAGCCACAGTAAACTCAATCATCTTCGTTGTCCTCCTCTCGTTCTAGGTCCTCGAACGTTCCCTTGTAGCAGGAACGGCAGAACGTCACACCCTTGCGGTCTATATAGACTTCTTCAAGCGGCACAGTGTCACCGCAGAAGTCGCAGACGGCTAATATTTTGCGTTCTTCAACTGTCATTTTCTTCCGCCCATTCGTCAAAACACTTCTTGCAGCAGAATCCATCATCGTTGATGTAAAAATTTGTCACATCTTCTATCATTGCACCACAAATATTACAAGTGAAATGCCAGCCGTGGTCAAACCATTCCTTAACAGGAATTTTATCAACATTCTCGTATTTATCTGCCCAAGGCATACGCTGGACTCTGATGTCCTTATAATGTATGCCGTTCATCATGCTAAAATCTTGTTTTGCCTTGCCCGGAGTCTCGGCAAACGTTACTTCTTCCGACAAATCGTCAACGTCGTAGTCTGCGGCATTTGCGAAAACATACGCTTTAGATTTCATATTTCACACCCATTTTCTTTGCCACGGTCGGTAGTGCAGCTTTTGCTTCTGTGCAAGTGCAGAACACCCAACCTTTGTCTAGTAAAGCATACTCATTCGGGAACCCTCCCCAAATTGAAGAAGCAACTATCCATGTGTCACCTAAGAGTTCAAAAGAAAAATAAGTATCGCCCTTCTTCGGCTTCCACGGCAGTTTGATGATTTCATCCTTGCCATTCACTAAGTCAACAAAGGCTACGTTAGCAGATATTTGGGCTAATTCAATACCGCTATCATGGGTTAATTTTAATCCGGCGTTAGTGAATCTATAGGTCAATTCGTCATCGCCTTTAACCTTAAATTCTTCCCCCAGCTCCACGCCGAGCATTTTAGCGATTTCGGGGATTAAATTTTTAGCCATTACTTTCCCTCCTTCGCAACCACGATAATGTAACGTACCACGCATACCTTTCTGCTGCCCAAGCAAAGCTTCAAACGACGTTGATAACACAACCCCATAGAGTAAAGGCAGTAGCCCTCGCTTCTAAAAAATCTTAATCTTTTGAGCGGCATATGCACAAATTTACAGTATTTGCGACGTGTTCCTGCGCTACGGCGTTCTATGCGCCACTTGTTATAATAGCTCTTCATTTTTCTTTCTCCCTCTTCATTTCTTCTTTACATTTGGGGCAGTATGTTTTCCAACCCAATTCTTTATCTTTAATAACTTTCCAACCATCTTTTTTTAAAGAATCAGCCAAAGACTTTTCAGATGGTAACTGCTTTCTACGGAAAGCCGCACTATCGCCTAGAGAATCGCCACACTTATCACAAAGAATGTATAAATCGTATGAGAAGCTCATTTTTCTTCTTCCTTCTTTGTCAACTTTGCCATTTTCTCGAAAAATTCAATGGCAGCTATGTATTGACCGTAATATTTCTTATTCGGTGTTTCACCGTTTTCGCCGTATACACTTTCTACACGTTTCCTAAACTCTTCTAACGTGCCGCCTCTATAATGATTCCAGCAGCCGCAGAGAACATTATCATCCTCTACGCAATAGGTTGTCGCGGCATTTCTACTACCGATACGGACGACTTGATAGTATGTTTTATCGAGGTCTGCGCCGCGGAGGTCTGCGTCTCTGAGGTTTGCACCTCAGAGGTCTGCGCCGCGGAGGTCTGCGTCTCTGAGGTCTGCTCTTTTGCCGCTCTCTTCGTCGCGCAGCCATTTACCATGACTTGCGATAATACTATTTAATTTTTCTTGTGTAATTTTCATTGTTCTCCCTCTCTTCTTCTTACCCACTTCTTTGCGAATAATCGCAAATAGTGAACGTAGCGCATTGGTGTTAATGGTTTAACGTCCTTGCGAACTTTAGGCTTTATCAGCGTGCTAAAGTCACGCTCGTGCATTATAATCAGTCCTGCACCTTTGTCCTTACAGACAAGCTCTATTTCAGCAGCATAAGCACGATATAATTCCGCGGGCACGCAGTAATAAAATCCTCTTATATCCGGGAAATTGTGATACAGCGTTTTTTTCTGGTCTGCGCGAAAATCAGATATGCTGACTTTGATCTCAACTTCATACAGATAATTGCCTTTGGTGATATACAGAAAATCTGCTTCGTATTCTCCGCATAAATCTCCGTTTTCTTTTGCGCCGTAATTCGTAACCCAGCCATTTTCATCACGGTAGCTGCTCATTAAAATGTTTGGGCCACAATCTAAGCCACGCTCAATACCATAGCACCGCCCTAAGCGAGAGCAAAGGCTATCCTCAGTATGTTTATTGCCATAATTCATTTTACGCCACCTTTAGTCCTTTCCCTCAGCTTCTGTATATTCTATTTCGTCGTCACAGTAGATACTAACCTTAGCATTATCTGTATTGCTTACACCAATCATTTTGTCGTAGCCACCATTGCCAACTAAAGCATCTACGCAGGAACATTCATCAAATGCTTTGTCAAGAGCTTCTTCTTTACTTTCAGCTTCAAGTTCTACACAAATCTGCGCCGTTACTGTGCCATAAACAATATATTTTTTCATTGTTCTTTCTCCTTTACTCTTTCTATATAGATTGCCGCTGCCTGCGTTACCATTTCTCGTAGTGCACAAACTGCGTCATACGTCATCATTCTGTCGCGTCGGAAAAACTCTATGATTTCGACCATGACATATGTGACGCACTTCTTGATTGATTGCCAATCACCGTGTCCCGAGGCTATGGCGGTGCAATTTTCTCCATTGTCATAACTAAGCACATAATAAACGCCGCTTTCCTTGAACAATTTAGCTGCCTTAGCTGCTTTTTTATAATTTCTCATGATGTTTTTCTCCTTAATCATTTACACCAATCTACGTTAGTTGCGTCATGACCATGACTTGTATATTCTAATCCGCTTTTATTTTGATGACGAAAATCCGTGATTTCTTCTAAAGCAAACGGCTCATGACAATGCGGGCATATTGGTCTAGCTTTGCCGTTGCCTACTTCGTGTTCGATGTATTTCATAGCACGTCTCCACGGTCGATATTTACGACAAATATCCCATGTACGTCTAAGTCTATCCTTAATTTCATTTTCTGCTTTTTCGATTTTTTCCCAGTCCTTTACTAGCAATTCTAAAGCTATAAACGGCTCAACGATGTTACCGCAATGTTCGCAATACACAATGCGATTTGTGCTATCTACCACTAAGCGTAATGACTTCCTGTCGACAAAGCTATCGTAACAATGACATACACTGCGATAGGTTTCTTTTTTAAAAGGTTTGTATTCCAAAATTTTTTTATGTGTTGTACTCATAATTTGCTCCTTGTTCCCCTTCCATCATCATAAACAGCTAACCAATTACTATTTAGTCATAACACGCTAGGAGCGTTATAGGCTTATTTCTCGTCCTGTGTGGCTGTCATGGTTACAATTTCTTCGCCATGTTCAATACAATCTATTACGATTGGATAGCGAGTATTCCCATCCAATGCCCATACTTTAATTTCGTAATTTTCTGCGCCAGCCGCTTTAGCAAGCTCATATAATTCTTTAATTGTCATTCTTCCCACCTCACAATTCCTCTGCCGCAACCGGGACAAAATTTAGCACTAACACCCAGAACAACAAATCCGCAATGTGAGCATCTAAATGTTCCGCGCTTTGATTCGGTGCCCGAGGCTGTGTATTCCATTACAGCTTTTTGTTCCGCTGCAGGCTTAAAGCCTTGTGCGGCGTTGATTTTTTCGGCAGCCTCGTCCATAGCTTTAGCAGCGCCTTTTTTGGTGTCGTATTTGCCACAGACACAATCTTTTCCGTCCCTGCAAATATAAAGAGCATAGCTTTCTTTGCCGTTCATAGTGCCACAGTAGTCCCAGCTTAAGCCTGTAACAGAGCTTGCGTCTACCCATCTTTCGCCAATCTTTATTAACATTGTCATCCCTCCTTGTTTATCTTTTTACTTCACGGATGGTAATCTTTGCTTCTATAAGTCCAAACTTACTATCTTCTTGATAAGTGTAAGATTCCGCCTGTTCATCAGCTCTCATAGGACGATAAAGCACCCACATATTGTCATTTTTCCATGTAACAAGTTGCAACTTCTGATTGTCCGGCAATATGATAGTTGCGCTACCACCTACTTTTTTAGCAATAACACTACCAGTGCTTTTGATATTATTATTCGCGGTGGCAGCTTCAACGGCAGCTCTGCTTTTGGCATTGTTAGCGTTAATCTCTTCTTCCGTTTCGCCGCACCCAGCAATCAATATCGCTGCGCTTATAAGCGATAAACACATTACTTTTAAGGCCGTCATTCGTTTCTGGTGTCGCCAGTATCGGCGAACCTCTTCTTTATCCATGCTTTTCAACCTCCTTCAGTCTTTTATGCCTGCCGCCTATCCCTGCGAAAAAATCTACGAATCTCAATACGTTCTCCCCCTTCGTTCACTACCGCCGCACATAGCAGGATTATTCCTGCAAGCCATTTCGCAACGACTCTTCTTGTCACATTCACAGCAGCAGATGCCGCACAATTCGCTTCTGGCACAGCCTGCGTCAGGTCTGCGGCAGCGCCATTTCGGTTTAAGCTGCAAGATGACAGCTGGAGTCGTAGCAATATTCTTCTCGGCATCTATCCTCGACCACAAGCACTCCGGGTTGCCGCAATTTCGCGGCTCTTTGCCCTGCTTCACATCGTACCAATTCTTCGTCACGATGCGGCCACATTCGCAAAGACAATCTACCTGCTGCGCTTGTCCTTTCTTTTTCAGATGCAAGCGCAGCACCGTAAGACGACCATACTTTTTGAACCGCTCTTGTTCTTGCCGTTTGGTCAGCGGCGCTTCTTCCGGGCGGTCCTTGAATCTATCAAGGCGAAATTCCACAACGAGAATTCTCTTGCCCATCCACCCTCACTCCTTTGCTAAAAAGCCTGCTATAAGCATCAACCCGTCATTTTTTGCTTCACAATATCCGAGATAGCCAGGCGGCTTATCTTTGAGCACATAGCGATTTGTTGCTTCACTACGTTGATACTTGCAAGCGTTTTCGTATAGCTTTCTGAGCTGTGCCCACACAGTCGGCATATTTGATGTGTGGCTCATGCAGATATTCAGCCAGCCATAAGCCTGTACAGCTTGTCCGATTTCTTTGCAGCTAAACTCCGGCTTTTTGTAAATTCCAGCGCAAGAAATTTGCTTCTCGATTTCCTGCTGCGCTTCCAGCCAAGAAGGTAAGCGCTTGCCCGTACTCGTGGCCATAAGGCTTTTCGTTGCGTCCACAATCTCGCTAATCGTCGGCAGGAATTTTGCTTCGTAGCGCAGCTTCTTGCACGCTGCTCCGACAAGTTCTGCCGGAAAGTCTGCCAAGTCAGCGACGTAGATTTTCTGACGGTCTACGTCGCTGCTCTGTCCGTAAGCTCCGAACAGCACAGCCATGTGCTTCGCTATCTCGATGCAGTTCTGCTTCTTGTCCATGTCTACCACTCCATTTCATCAAGTCCGGCTATGACAGCCTCAGCCGCCGCTGCAACGTCATTCTTCTTCGTTGCTTGCGGCTTTTGCGGCTTGTTCTTGCCGCTCATGTAATTTCTCGCCACCGTTTGCACGTAGCTGAAATTTCTGGCTCCGTGTTCGACAGCTGCCATAATGCCATGTTCAACAGCTGCCTCACCAACCTCTTGCAGCAGAGCTTGCAGCTTTTCCGCGACAACCGGAACAAGTGGCATGATATTTTTTTCCCACAAGGCAAAAATTTCCGTGTGACATTTTGCGTGACATTTTGCGTCGTCGTCGTTATGAAGATGATGATAATCATCTTCATTTTCTTTTCTTTTCTTTTCTTCTCTTCTCTGTTGCGTGACAGTGCGTGACTTGTCACATTCTGTCACGTGACTGTCACGTGACATATCATCATCAACAGTGCGTGACTTGTCACACTGTCTTTGCTTCTGTTTTCTCAATCTATTTTGTTCACGAATCTTTTCTAGTCCCGTGACATTTTGATGCTTCTCCCAGCCGAGAATCTCTATATACCCTTCTTCGGTAATCTCTATCATCTCTAAATCTTGAAATAATTCCCACGCCTTCTTAACCACTGCCAGCGCAACGCCAGTATCAACCGCTAAAGTTTGGGGAGTATACGTCACTTTGGATGTAACGTATACTCTACCGTTGTCGTTAATGGTGCCTGCCAAACACAGCAGGCGCACCCACAGCAACGTTAAATCCGCACCTTTAGGCTGACTGAGAAGATGTTTTATTTTGCGGTTTTCAAACATTCTAGTTGAAAGCCGTACCCAGCCAACGTCAGCCATGCTACCACCTATTTCATGCTTGCTTCAATCTCTTCTGCCGTGAAAATTTCGCCAGTTTCAACATCAACGCTTCTACCCTCTGACAGCTCGTGAGCTTCTTCCTGAGCGTCATTTGCATCTACGTCGATATATTCTGCTTCGCCAGTATTCTCGTCCATAGAAGCTACTTTATTTTCATTCTCAAGCGCCTTTATTAAATCAACAGACTTCGGAGCATAGGTTTTTAGAATGGGAATAAGTACCGTTTTGCAGGCCATAGCGTCGAAGTCCGTCTGCCACGGGCCATTCTTATATGCTTTACTAAAGCGCTTGGCGTGTTCGATGACTTCTTCTTTAGTCCAATAAGCAGACTTTTCGAAGCCTTCCGTTGTTTCAATACGAGCGAAATAACCCACAATCTTATTGCTGATTCTTTCGCCAAAGGTATATGATTCATCAAATACGCACCAATTACGAAGTTCCCCCTCGCGAACAGGTGTCATGATGATTTTTTTCATGCGGCAGCTACGCTGCGCCAGTTGAATTAAACCACGGTAGCCAGTTTGATAGCACGCCTGCCCGCCATAAGGAACGATATACGCTTCTCCTAAATCCGGAGTTATCGAAAGTTTAAGGCTTGCTGCCGTCGCCGCTGCTGCAAGGACTGTGCGATAATCTGCCTTGCGCAACAATTTGCTGTTGTTGCATACCGTCAGTACGCTAGAAAGGAAGCTGCCTGCGTTTTCGCCGAGCATCATTTCAAAGCGTTTTTGCACTGCTGCGCTGTTGATTGCCACACTTAAAGCCGACGGAGCTTTTACCGCACTACTATTCTCCTTTTTTTGAATACCGTTAATAGTTGCCATTATTCTTTTACCTCCTTAATGGAAAACCTAAAACCGTCTTTACCTACCGTCTTATACTTCTCGTATACGTCCGGCATATCTCTCATCAGTTTCTTGCGGTCAATGCCTTCACGGCCTTTGACTGGCGTGTTAATAACTTGGTAGTTATTATATGTGCCGCACTTTGCACCGTTCAGCATTAAAGCGAGTGCATTTTGGCACTGCTGCTTCTGCTCTTTCACGAGCTTTTCTGTTTTGACAAGCTCATGATAACGAGCAATGAACGGCGCGGCCTGTGTGCCGAGCGCGATTTCATCAGCGCCGACAACACTAGCGACAATTTTGTCGACGGTTTGCGTTGTGCTTTCGCTGCCGTCGACTTCCGGCGCTACGTTGTTTTGCAGATTATTCCAGAACACAATAGCTTGTGTTCTCATATCTGCAATAAACTCATCATTGCGCGGAATTTCTTTCCACACAAAATGATTACCGCCGATAAGGCAGGCGATGTACCACTTCTCGCAGCCAGTAATAGCCATATACCATTGGCACTGGCAATAATAGGAGTCCGGAAGGTTGTCACCGTCCCACTCGCTTGCCTTAAAGCCGTTGGCGGTCTTGCATTCAAGTCCCGCATCTTCGCCTACTACTAATCTATCGACGTTCGCAAGCATGAACTCATAGCTTTCATCTTGCAGCGTGCCGCACTTGCGGACTTTCTTGCCGGTCAGCTCACAGAATCTGTCAGCTACAGCCTGCTCCAGAACCGTACCCCAATAAACATACTCGTTATCGGAAAGGTCCTCTGCTTCTACATCTCCGTGCTTTTCAGCATAGAGGGCAAAAGCACTTTTCCACGGATTCAATCCCATGATGCAGGCAATATCACTGCCGCCAATGCCGCCATTGCGGACACGTTCCCACGCCACACGGTCAGCCGCCTGCTCAACCGTCATAATCAGTTTGCCTTTCATTCTTCTACTCCTCCCTCCAGTTCCTTCATCATGTGTTTTACAGAAAGCACTGCATGACGAGCCACGTCTTTATTATGCAATGCCGCCGCGACGAGACGCACCGTTTGTTCGGAGAGTTGTGGTACGCCGAACTCACTTTCAGCAATTTCTGCAATAGCCAGCAGATGAGTTATAACAGTGGCTGTGAAAATTCTAAAATCCTTGGGGTTTTCTTTGATAATAGTCAAGCTCAGCTTAACGAGCGTTCTCGTAAAACTCTCGGTGATGTTCACCACAGAGCCTTTGGCACCTACGAAAGTTTGTCCGTCGTTGTTAGTGGCAAGCACAACGCCGCCATTGCGGATAAAATCTTTAATTATTAAGCGTAAAATTTCTTCGGTGTTCATACGTAAAATTTCTTCGATGTTCATAAAATCATCTTCCTTTCAAAAAATAAAATTAGATTTTGTTATACAACGGAACAATAATTTGTTGTCCCGGATGTAAGTAGCTTCTGTTTTTGCCGAGGTTGTTAGCTTCCTCGATGTCACACACAACACCGCGCAGGTCGTCCCATTTGTTCTGTTTGTCTGAGTACTGGTAGGCGATACCATAAAGAGTATCGCCGTCAGCCACGCGATGAATTACATTCACCTGCGAATAGACTGGGAACAAAAAGCCGTGAGCCTTAGCAGCCACTTTCGCAGCACCGCCGCCAGTCAAAAAGATAAGACCGGCAAGCAGCATAGCGGTAATCAAGAACGCTTTTATCAAGCCTTTAGTCTTGCTCATTTTCCCCACCCTTTCATAATCATCTTTCGCCAGCACTCGCCACCGCTGCACACGGTAACGAGCTGGCCGCTTTCCTTGTCTACTACTTTAGAGTAGTTCATATGCGACAAGTCCTTGCCGCACACAGCGCATTTCCTTTTCTTAACCATTCAGCATACCCTCCAACTCCTTCGGACTAACGCCCATATAATTTGCAAGGGCACCTGGACTGATGTGGTAACTCCAACGGCCGCTGCCGCGAATCGCTACGCCGATAGGCAAGCGGTTCTGCTGCAAGCCGATGCGGATAAACTGCGGACGCTTGCCGAGAAGCTCTGCGGCCTGCTGGACCGCAATGTTTCTAATCATCTTGTTCAGCTCCCTTCAGCATTGCTTCTGCCATCTCTCTACGCTGGCGTACCGCCTGCACTTCCGGCAGAAAACGGAGTGCGTTATCACAACGCGCTTGCATACGTGCCATTGCGCCGCTCGCCTGCTGCTCGTGTTCCTCGCGGAACTTCTTATCACAAGCAACAGCAAGCATAATGTCATCATTGCCATGCCAGCCGTAAACCTCGCCAGCGCCTAAGCGTTTCATTGTCATGTTTCCACCTTCCTTCTTATTGGTTGGATGCAGCAGCCTGCTGCTCATATACCTTAATGGCAGCTTGCAGGCCCTGCATATAGCTGGCTGCCATTGCAAGGCCGTCAGCTTTAAGCTTAGTCATATCAACCGCAACGCGCTTTACACGTTTTTCGGTGAGTATATCTTTTGGCTTTACTTCCATTTTCTTCACTCCTTCCCTTTACTCTCCGTGTTATAATGAAAGAATAGAACGGAGGTGATTATTATTGAATCTTTATTAGACATATTTAAGGCTGCTGCTCCTGCGCTTGCAGCTTCTTACTTTACTCACCGGCTAACAGTAAATAGAGAAGAATACCGCAAGCAGGAAGTGCGCCGCGCTTACGCCGTTTTGTTTAAAGCTGCCGTCACTTCTTACATGGAGCACCTTCAGTCTGACACGCCACTTGTTCCGTGGCGTTCTTCCTTGTGGGAGCAGAACCAAGCTCGCCTTGCTGAATTTTTTCCTCAGCTAGTTTACGATTTCGCCAAGCTTCAAAGCCATCAAGACGATTTTTCAAGCGTTGGCGTTTTGTCTCCTCTTCTTCCCGACGCAACATCCTTTGACGCTGCTCTTTCCGAACTTCAAAAAATCTGGGAAGCTCTAAAAAAAGAAGAAGAAAAACCATTGCTAACATGGTGGCAATACACTCTTCAATGGTGGCAGGCTCACCTGCCATTGCTCGCCCGTTGTAAACGCCGATGATGTACATTGCTGTGTCCATTATCTTTTGCACCTTTCGTTTACTTTAAAGCAATTCTCGAGCGAGTCCAACGACGAACGCAAAGACCAGAACCAGGGCGAAACCACAAAATAATCCGCTGGTTACAAGAACGAATATCTGGAAAAAGTTAGATTGAAAAAATTCCACGGTAAGCACCCCCTTTACCTATATTTTCTATATCGGTTATATTGTTATTATACTTCTTCTCGCCGTTAAAGTCAATATAGAAAATAAAGTTTTTCTATCATTGATTTTATCGGATTTTCAGTGTATAATTATATGAAACAGGAAGGAGGATAGAGGATGGATTTAAGTAGACGACTTATCGAACTACGTGGCACTCTTAATCTTAATCAGACGGATTTTGCCGCTAAAATCAACCGAAAACAAGGCACATATTCAGCTTATGAAAAGGATGAAAGCAACATTCCTGAAAGAGCTATTATTGATATTTGCAGAGTTTTCAACGTCAATGAAGAATGGCTACGCACTGGCGAAGGCAAAATGTTTGATAAAGAGCCGCTCAAGCAAGAGCCTGATGATTTAGCTTTTGAAATAGGCAAACTGCTAAGAAGTGATGATGAATTTACCAAACGGCTATTCCTTGAATATCTGAAGCTGCCGCCGGAGATGAAGTCTTTATTTGAAGATTTTGTTCACAACCTAGCGAAGTCCGGCAAATAACAGGCAAATAAAAAAATCCCGTAACCATAACGGTTACGGGATTTTTGCTACACTGTTCAGCTCAGCGCATCAAATGAAGTTGCCTACTCATCTTGTTGCGTCAGACCAAGGACAAAACTGTAAATGATGGATAGCGTTTTCTCGTCCTCTATCTCTTGCAATAGTTGAAGTATGGCGTTTAATAAATTTTGCATAGTTATTCCCCTCATCAATATAGCGGAGTCTATGCGTCAAGAACCTACTTAAAGTATACTAGAATCGTCCTGCGTTGCGCAAGTGCGTGTGCGACTTTTTTAAAAATAACTTGTGCATTTTGTGAGAAGGTGCTATTATTAAATCAGATAAACACGAAGGGGGTGGTCAACATGGCAGAACGCAACTACTGCCTATGCGTCAAGAACTTCTATTCAACATTATGCGCTATGCCATTATCAAGAGGCGCGGCGTGGGCAGCGTAAAACTGCCCAGAGGAAACTAATCAAGAAAGGGAAATATAATGCTTGCTTTACTTGCTATTTTAATTATGTTTGCTATTCCGCTTTGGATAGTGAAATCTTATGATGGAGATTTTAAAATGCTCTCTTGGTATATGGCTATTCTCTTGCTATTTACATCTATTGTAGGCTTGCCGGATAGAGGGGCGTATAACTGTATGAAAATGTCAGTATGGTTTTATGCTATATATGCTTGTGTGAAATATTGGAAAATTGATAATTTTAAAATGGTAATACTACACGTAGCTATATTTCTTCTGTTTTCTAAGTATATTGGCCTTACTCGAAGCGATTGGCAAATAATAGATGCTGTCGTGGCTGTTATTTTTATCATCAATTCAATGTACTATGAGTACGCTGAAAAATTATACCATAAAAAATGCTATTGATTATAAAGAAACAACCCCCACGCCTGGCATAACGTGGGGGTTGTTTCGTCCGAACTTGTTATTCTAATTCTTTGAAAGGAGGTGACACTGAAAACGCTTTTGGTTAGCAACAATTCTCGTAGGTTTTAGGCAGATGCCTAGCGGCCGTGACACCGCTAGGACTTTTTAGGGATTGTCGTTTACACGAGTATCCAACCTTTTAACCACGTCTTTATTATATCATTTTCCATATGGCGAATCTGTTAATAATAAGAGCGTGGACGGTACAGTTAGTCACTATACACAGTTTATACACAGGGAGTGTGAATAATTTGAAATTACCTAACAGCTATGGCTCAATAACAAAACTATCCGGCAACAGGCGCAGGCCGTTTATGGTCAGGAAAACTACCGGCTATGACGCAGAGGGCAGGCAGATACAAAAGCCTATTGCTTATTTCGCCAAGCGGACAGAAGCACTTGCGTTCCTGGCGACACTCGGCGGCAAGCACATCGACGTTGACGCTATGAAGCTCACATTTGCTCAGGTACACGACAGATGGGAGACGGCAACCTATGTTGACGGCAAAGAACAATCTAACCAATACAAGGCAGCCTACGCGCGTTGTGAGCCTATATGGAACGTTCCCTTTGCGGAATTAAAGACCGCAGACTTTCAGAAGCTTATAAACGATTGTGATAAAGGCTATGCCAGCAAGAAAGCTATCCGCATAGTCTGCAACCTGATAACAAAATACGCGCTTGCAAACGACATTGCACAGAAGAACTATGTTGAACTTGCGAAGCTGCCGCCGCAGCCTAAGAGCAAAAAGCATAAGCCTTTTACCGCAGAAGAAATGGAGAAGCTGTGGCGATACAGTCACGACTTCAATGTACAGTCTGTGCTTATACTTTGCTATACTGGTCTGCGCCCGACGGAGCTTTGCGAAATCAAAAAGACTGATGTAGATTTTCAACAAAAGACGTTCTTTGGCGGCATAAAAACAGACGCAGGCAAGAACCGTATCATTCCTCTAGCAGATAAGATTCTGCCGTTTGTTCGTGCCGCTTACGATTACAGTACAGGCGACAACTTATATAGCAACGAGGACGGCGGGCCTGTCAATTACGACTGGTACAGAGTTAATATATGGGACGTTGCAATGGAAGAACTAGATATGCAACATCTGCCGCACGACGGCCGCCACACCTGCGCAACCATGCTTGACAATCACGATACAAATGCTAAGATAAAAAAATTGATTCTCGGCCACGCGAGCAGCGATGTGACGGAAAAGGTTTACACTCACAAGACCGTTGAGCAGCTGCTTGAAGCCATCAACAAAATTTAATTTGTTACTTACTTGTTGCTTACTCGTTACTTACTTGTTACTTACGCTAGTGATTTTCCACGAACGGTGGACAATTTACAGACGAATTTATAATATAAAAAATCCCCACAACCGTTGCAGTTGCAGGGATTCAGCGACTTTGTGATTGTTTGTTCCCGTTGAAAACGATTAACGTTTGGAGAACTGGCTAGCTTTACGAGCTTTCTTCAAGCCGTATTTACGACGTTCTTTTTCGCGCGGATCGCGAGTCAGGAAGCCTGCTTTTTTCAGAGCAGGACGGAATTCAGCGTCAACCTTCAGCAGAGCGCGAGCAATGCCGTGACGGATAGCACCAGCT